CAAAATAGTAATTGGTCATCACAATTACCACCAGAGTTACGCTTTGGTGCTGTTGGCTCGGCGGTAGGTTACATAGAATTTGATGACCTACCTAATTTCGATGATGTAATTAATAACCTGGAGGTGAAATTGGACCCAGAATTTGAACCAGTCCCTGATGCTTCTCAAGCTAAGAGAACTAAGGGCAGACCTAAACGTTCCAGCAGTGATGCTGCTAAGGAACGTGAGGGTGATGTAACTCAAGTCAAAGAGATACTGAGTGGCTTACGTAAGAATGAGCTTACGTCTGCCATTGAATATGACAACAGTCAAGGTAGAACCATTGAGCTAGAAGGCAATGACCTTGACCTAATGACTACCAAGCTTGCTTGCGAGCACGGTGTCTTTATTCCTGAGCAACGCATCAAGTCTGCTATTCAATATGCTGCAGGTAAAAATAAGTATTGTCCTATTAGACGCTACTTAGATTCTTGCTCAGCTCATGCGATACCCCATAAAGATTGGGACCACATCGGTGAAGTCTTCTTAGGTAACAAGCACCAGCTCGCAACACTTGCCATGCAGCGCATGATGATTGGTGCTGTAGCTAGGGCTTACAACCCAGGCTGCTCTATGTCTTGGCTACCAATTCTTGTTGGTGCTCAAGGTGTAGGTAAGTCTATGTTCAGCCGCAGTCTTGTACCTGAAAAGCTATTTGCTGAAGTCTCTACTCCACTAGAGACATTGATGAAGGAGCAGTACAGACTGCACGTTGCCTGGCTACTTGAGCTACCTGAGATTGATCACTTCTTTCAGTCTCGTAACATTGAGAACTTTAAGAACCTAATCACCACACGTTGTGATGAAGTTAGGCGACCTTATGCTAGTCTTCCTGAGCGACTACTCCGTCGCTTTGTTATGATTGGCACGACTAATCGTAACCAGTTCCTTGTAGATAGTACAGGCAATAGACGCTTCGTACCTCTAGAGATTGGTAGTGGCTTCCTTATTCCTTGGAAGCAACTCAGTGAAGAACGTGATTCCCTTTGGGCATCAGCTGTTCAGGCTTATCGCGATGGACATTCTTACGAATTTAACAGCGGTGAGATTGCACAGATTGCTGAATACATTCAAGAGTTCGGTGACCCCGACCCTTGGATGGAAAAGATTAGTCACTACGTCAGTCTTAAGGAAGAAGTTACTGCAGCTGAAGTGCTGACCAAAGCACTTGACCTAGACCCTAGGCAGCAAGGCAGACGTGAAGCTAGGCGTGTAGCTGATGTCTTACAGACACTCGGCTGGCGTCGACTTAATACCTCACGTAAAGACCCTGTTACTAACAAGGTTAAATCTGTACGTCTATGGATTCGTCCTTCGGATGACCCGTTAACTGAGGAAACACTCCTCCACGACTTCTAAACAATATATTTTTTAAAATGAAATCATCTGATCTCCAACTTGGGCTTCGCGTTCGCGTGGCTTCTAATAACCTGACTGCATTAGTAGTTGGTAAGCCTGAGTATTATACCCCCAGAGCTAAGTTAGTTCGTATAAAGTATGAGAACAGCACGCGCTATGAATACATGATTAATCATCAGCTGACTGCACTGCCAGTTGAAGAACAGTATCCAGCGTTAGGCGGTAGTCACGTAAACACTGAGAAACGATTCTGAAATGGCTGAAGCACAACCTAACAAACGTAGAGGTGGTCACGCCTACGGTAGACGTCACATGCAGATGTCTAATACAGCCGAGGAGGGTGAGCTGTGTATCTATAGCGGTCACTCTCTAGGCCGCTTTAGTTCGCACTCAATGCGTTACGACAGTCACCAAGCTTGCGTTCGTTGTGTGTCTTCTGCACGTGAAGGGATGCTTTCCTTTGACATTGACCGGCTACTCAAAAAGTACAGGTCTAAAGCACTTAAGTTCTGGTCTCAAGTTGACATTGGTCAACCTGATGAGTGTTGGATGTGGAATGGCGTAGTCAATCCTCGTACCAAACAACCTCAGTTTGCATGGCGACGAACTGGTATCTCTACCTCAACTCAGCACCACCCGCAGCGTGTAGCGATGTGGTTCACATGGGGTGACCTAGGGTTCACTGGTGTAAAGACTACATGTGGTGAGAAGTATTGCTGCAATCCTTTTCATCTCATACCTCAGCACGTCGGTGTCTTTGTAGACCAAGACAGCTACATGGAATCCTTTGAGCTTGCTTGTCAACTACATACATTACGTCAACAAGTTGCTGACTATGTTATCGAAGAAGCTATTAAAGCTGAACAGAAAGCAGATGACACTGCTGAGATTGAAGCGCGTGCAGCGTTGCTTATGAATCCTGACACAGGCTTTGCCGAAAGGTTTGAAGCTGTCATGACTGATATGTTGTCTGGCAAACATATCTCACAAACAGAACCTAACGACCCAGGTTTATTCCGTGCTCCTACAGATAACGAGGAGAATGATGAAAACCCCACGGAAGAATTTTAACTAACTTAAACTAATCAAAGAGTCATTCAATTATGTCAAGACGCACAGACTTACTTCAGCAACTTCTTCAGTCAGATAAATTTGGCGAAGAGAAAGAGAACGAACAAAAGTTCTTAGCTGCTACTGCTGAGCTTATTCTCACAGACCTAATTAATGTTGCAATGAACGGGGTTGAAACAAAAGGAGCAGGCTCCTTAGTTATCAATCTTGTGAACGACTCTACAACTTATATGTCTGGCCATGATGTTGAGATTGATTTAGTCTCTGCTGAACGTGAAGAAGACACTGAGATTGTAGAGTTCTTGCGCTCATTAATCGCAGAGATTGACGAGAATGACTGGTCTAAAAACGTATTAATTACATTGATCAGTGATGCTGGAACAAGAACATTTAGTCTCGAAGCAGGAGGGGGCCAAGAAAGCCTCCGAGCGATCACAGCAGAATTTAGCGGATAAGCTAAAATCTTCTGGGCTCAAGCTACCTTTATATCCCACACCTCAAATCATTGAGCGTGCTCGTACTGTCATGGGTTCAATTGACTTTGACCCCACGTCTGACCCAGTGCAGCAAGTGCTTGTGGATGCTACCTCAGTACCATCTGTTGAAGCTAACCCGCTGCAAGAACACTGGCACGGCAATGTCTTTGTTTCACCGAAGGGTGCTGTAAGAACTACAAGGATATGGTTGAATAAAACTATTAATGAGTATCGCAATCATCATATCAATAGCTTTGTATTCTTTACAAATGCTTCTGAAATTATGAGAGCAGCTCCAGTCTTACTTGACTATCCTTTCTGTATTCCATTCAAACGTGTCAAGCAGCTCCGTGCTACAGCTAAAGGCTTTGAGCCAGTCTGCCCATCCACCTGGAATATTATTGTCTACGGACCTCCTGTAGACGTAACCATTACTTCTGTCGATAAAGTCTCACTGTTCTATAACAGCTTCCGTGACATTGGTCGTGTCTGCCTTAATGAATTCACTGGTGACTCATGGCAGCGTGACCTTGACTATTACGACGAACGTAGAGGAAACGTCTAATGGTTAAACAGCTCTCAGCTCATGCTCTGTATGACCTACCTTCTGGTAACCGTGTGCATCCTTGCCGGTTAATTCACAGAGATGGAACTATCATGTGGAGGCACGCTCTTGTCTCTCCATATAACGAACTGTTCCTGCCTGAAACCGAAGCACATGAAGCACACATAATTAAAACAGCAGCACGACTTGAAGAGCTGAACTGTTGGGCATCACAAGGGCTTGAACCTTGGGACTGTCTCATTCCTTTGATGTGGTACGTACCTGTGCACCAACACATTCCTTTCTCTGAAGGTTATGCTTGCACGTTTAAGCACGCCTCTATAGAGACTAAAACATTGCTAGAAAAAATTAGCCCACATATTCAAGAGTTTGAATCTCTATCACATGCAGACGGTAACCTTTACTTCCAGCGTTGTTAACTGGTAATGTCCAACCGTTGAATCAAACGGTTTAAATACCAAGCACACTTCTCTGCGTCTTGCTTAGGGTTGTCCTTAAGCCATAGACGTAGGAGATATTTCAATGCTTGGCCTTGTAGATATCCATCTGCTACCTCCGGTGCATCACGGATAACATCTTCGATGATTTCAATGACCTCTTGAGCACCACGTGTGTAATGCGCTGGGCTGTTCACCATGTCAGCCTTGCTATTAATTGTAGGTATACCGTTCTTTGTTTCCCAGACTGGCACATTTTCATTAATCCACTTCTCGTATGCACTGTATTCGTTTTTAAACTTGTCGTAATCCATATGCCTCATTTAACAGCTAGCTTATCTAATATAGAAACAACCGACTCAATATGTGAGATATGCCTGCACCAAAATCAGACCCAACCTTTATCAAGAACAAAGATAAATACTTTATGGCTCTAGCAAAACAGGTAAGTACTGGCAGTACACACCCTATTGCGCCTGGCGGTTGCGTTATTATTCGTGACCGTGAAATCTGTGGTGATGGCAGAAGCATTCTTGCTGACTGCAAAGTAGAACTTGACTGCATTACATATGCCATTGCCACTGCTTGTAAACGTGGCACACCTGTAACTGGAGCAACCATTTACTCCACTCGCTATCCATTCTCCGCGTCTGTCTTTCAGTTGTACCTGATGGGCATTCGCAAAATCATTGTCCTTGCTCATGAATGGGAGCCATATTACAAGGACGAATTCAGACGTGCAGCACGACTAGCACGCGAACTTTCCATATCTATTGAACCTCTCTTTGAAGATGACGACGAACGTTTTAGTACCAACAACCAAGCACCGAGATTCGACGAGCGCGAACAACAGTTCGACGACAAAGACCTCTACACGCATAGCCCGGCAGAGGCAAGCGATTTCAGCCCTTCAGAATATGACGAACAACACGATGACCCAGACAGCACTCCTCTTTGACTTGGAATCAACCGGTCTTCTGCGCCGTGGTTCCAAGATTCACTGCATTGTTGCACGTGACTTAAGTGAAGAAGACAAGCCTCTTGTGTGGGACGCACCACGACTTGACTTAGATGACGGTATTGAAGCACTGCGTCGTGCAGATGTACTCATTGGCCACAACATTATTGGCTACGACATTCCACTTATCAAAGAAGCCTATGACTTTGACTTCCAAGGTCAGGCTATTGACACCCTTGTCCTTAGTCGTCTGTTCTATCCTCATATTGCTGACCGTGACCATGAACGTCGCCCCTACGGTATGCCACAAAAACTCTACGGAAGGCATAGTTTGGAGGCTTGGGGTCACCGCCTTAAGTGTTACAAAGGTGACTACTCAAGCAGCGGTGCTGGTTGGGAAACATACTCGCCCGAAATGTTGAACTATTGTATTCAAGATACAGAAGTTACTCTCAAATTATATGAACTACTACTTCGCCGGATGAATGATTATGCTTGATTGTGTAGAACTTGAGCTACGTATGGCTCAGCTGATGTCTCAGCAGGAAGCTTCAGGCTTTCGTTTTGACGTACAGGCTGCAGAACGTGTTCGCAATGAACTCTCTGCTGAGATGCAAGAGCTTGAAACTAACGTTCTTAAGCGCTTCCCTTATGTGCCAGGCAAAGTATTTTGTCCAAAACGTCAGAACAAAGCTAAGGGTTATGTAGCTGGTGCACCCTTTACTAAGCTGCTTGATTTCAATCCGACTAGTAGACTGAATATTGTTTGGGCACTACAGACGTTCCGTGGTGCTCGCTTTACCAGGCTCACGCCTAGCGGTAAGCCACAAGTTGATGAAGCTTGCCTGGCTGAGATTCGTGACCTTGCACTACAGCAAAAGAACATGCTGCTACATGAAGAGTGCGAGATGTTTATCCGTCTATTCACTCTCCAGAAGTGGCTAGGACAGCTGTCTGAGGGTGCTAACTCCTGGTTCAATACCATTGAAGATGACATGTGCATCCACCACAGCTGCAGTCTTGCTACACAGACAGGGCGTAACGCACACCGTGGTCCGAATCTCGGGCAAGTTGTGAGTGCACCGTGGGCACGTCAACTATTTATTCCTCACCCCGGTCACGTCATGGTTGGCGCTGACTTAGAGGGGCTGGAATTACGTGCACTTGGGCACTACCTAAGCAGGTTTGATGAGGGAGCTTTTGCTGACGTTGTCCTCAACGGTGACATTCATCAGCAGAACGCAGACCGTGTGGGTTGCACACGTAAGGAAGTAAAGACGCTCACCTATGCGTTTATCTATGGCGCTGGTGACGTGAAGATGGGGCACAGCCTCAGTCCAGAACTGTCTGACCCACAGAAGAAGCAGCTAGGTCAAGAGCTGCGACGCAAATTCCTTGACGCTATCCCTGGTTTGGAGCCTCTTATTGATGCAGTTAAACAAAAAGTACGTGATACCGGTCGTCTTAGGGGCCTCGATGGCCGCCCTATTTTCTGTCGTGCAGAGCATGCAGC